CCCAATAGTCAAAAAAGATTACCCAGAGGAAGATTTCCTTTATTATCTAATGCTAGTGAAGCTATAGAAGATGCAAAAATACTAAGAGAAACTACTAGATCAGGAGCCACTTCAGCTGCAGCTGGAGGCAGAGCCACTTCAGCCGCAGCTGCAGCTGCAGCTAGAGGCAGCAATTTAGCCGCACTGTTTAGTATGTTGGGCTTTGGCGCAACTGCATTGTCAATTGCCAATATGACCGGCCCAGAAGAAGACAAAATACTTGAAGGCATGATACAAAAAGAAAAAGCAAATGAAAATCGTAAAAAATTTGCTGAAACGGATCCTCGAAGAGAATTGATGCAAGAAAAAAAGGATATGAGTAAAAATACTGTAAAACCTATTCCCGGTATGTTTAGTGAATCTGGAGAAGAAATGTTTAAAGGTTCGGATGGAAAATATTATCCGAGTATGACAGATTTTTATTTGCAGCAGGGCAAAGATTTAGTGGAAGATTCTATAAAAACTATGAAAGACGGTTTTAGCAAAATGGCTAAATCGGCACTTTCTCTTGTTGATGACTTTTTAGCTCCATTGGGAGATAAAACTATATCGCTTATAGATAGCGCTTTTCAATTTCCGATAACTGTCGACGGTAAAACAGAAATGTTAGACTTAGCCCCAGGTTTAGGCACCGCGACTGCAAAAGTATTAAAAGAAATGGCGTCTGAAACTGCAGATTTAGTGGGTGCAGGTATGGATAAAGCTGGTGATGTTATAACACAAATCAACAATAACAATAATCAAACAGCAAGTGCACCTATGCCATTTTCCGCAGCAGCTCCTAAATCTATACATGAAGCAACACTGGATTTATATAAAATCACATACGGTAAGCTTAGATAATTTGTACATTAAAAAACCCCGCGTTATGCGGGGTTTAAACTAAGTTCTTAGAAAGGAGCTTTAGTTTAATCTTCTGCTAATTTAGCAAAATAGGATAGTGACTCGTCGTCATCATCAAAGTCTACTTCTTTAGGAGGCGCTTTAACAGGCGCCTTTTCTGCCTTTTGTGTAAATGCAGACTTAGGTGTTTCTTGAATGCCATCTAGATTAGTCTCGTCTGCTCGTTTTGTTGAAGCAGCGCCACCACCATTCAATCCCATAACCATCTCGAATTTCTTCTTCAATTCGTCATAAGATTTAAAATGTTTCTCATCCAAGAACTGTGTCAAAGAATGTTGCTTGTTCCAAATTGCTTCGATTTCATCGTCGCTTTCTGAGATAGAGCTAATGCCATCGAATTCAGATTTATCGTAATTGCGATAACCTTCGACATTGCGAATCTTCAATTTGAAGTTTGCGCCTTCCCAGAAATCAAACGGGTTGATTGGTTTTTCATCTTCGAACTGAGGTTCAGCAACGTCTTTAATTTTATCAAAGATTTTCTTGCCGAATTTATAAAGGAATACTTTACCTTCGTTCTCAGGATGAGCTGGGTCTTTAACGATTAAAATATTAGTAATGTAACTTAGCTTGCGCTTTTGTTGACGAGCAATTTCTTTATTTGCCTCAGAGCCAGAGTTCCATAGTTCTGTGTTGTATTCAGAAACAGGATCTGCTTTGCCTAAGGTTGTAAGAGAATTCTCGATGTACCACTTGCCGCTTGGGCCTTTGAATCCATGATTCCAAACTCGAACCCAAGGAAGTTCTTCACCCTTAGGAGGTGCAAGGAAACGAATAACAGCGTAGCCGTTACCTGCCTTGTCGACTTCTGGTTGCCAGTAGCGATCATCTGCGCCACGTGATTCGGATTGAGGATTGGCGATCTTTTCTACCTCTTTCATTAAAGAGTCGAATCCGCCGCGGGATTTTCTAAGATCAGATAGTGATGTAAATGCCATGATTTGCCTTTCGTATTAACGGTGTATAAAAAGTATGTTTTGTATTAACGTCGTTTGATTTTGAGTACTGTCGAATAATCATAATCTAACTCTCCATTGTCATCATCAATTTTTTTAGATGATGCAATATTATATATAAGATTCTTATGCTTGTCTATAGCACTTTTCTTCTTAATTGTCCGAAATTTTTTCTCTCGGTCCAAATCCATATTTCTTTTTTTAATGCTCATATTAAATTTTAAATAAACTCCTAAATTATTCATCCTTATCAGATACAGTAATAAAAGGCCATGTAGCAACCTTCTTTGTTAGATCTGATTGAGTATAAGCTAATTTCATAAGATAACGTTGTGTTTCCTTAAGTGACATTATCGTTTGTTCTAATAGATGTCTAGTTATATCTAGTTCTTTTTCTAGATTGTTAATCTTCTGAGCTGTCACGTTCAACTCTTCGTCTAAGTATTCCATTATACTTTTCCTTGTCAAATTGTAAAAATGGTTTGTACTTTCTTATCAATCTGGAAATATCCGGCCACATAATATCGGTGTTAAGATGAGTATCAAATTTATCTAAAAAAGGATTTATCTTTTCTAGAATAACAAGCGTTTCTAAGGTTATGGTTTTCCTTAAAAATGCTTTAATTATATATGGATGTTGATTTTTAGAAATCTCAAAAGCGTAATCAAAAGTTTTATTCTTAGATTCCAACTCTTCCATAATTGCTTCTAGATCGTTGCTGAAAATATAGGATAAACTCTGTACTCGCTTTTGCCATTCTGTATAGCGTTCGTTAGCTTCAGAATCAAATAAACCGCCCCAGCGATCTCCGGATGTAAAGTTAGCAACTAAGAAATTTGCTACTTGTTCGTCCGAATAAGTTTTAGAAACTTTTCTAATAGAGAATATATCTTTACGTTTAGCAAACGCTTGACGGCTTGCTCTTACTCTGCCTTTTTGTTTAATTACATCGTAGTTATCTGTCGTGAAATGTAATTTAAGAGCCAGGTACATTTTGTATACTGAATATTCGTCCATAATCACAGTGGTAATTTTCCCCTCTTTTTAAAGTAGTTACCTTCTTCTGCTTCTAATTGTACTCTATCCTTTAGAGATTGATTAATCAATTTAGATATAGATTCAACATCAATGTCAACTTCTCCGCAGTATTGTATAATTGCATCCATGTAGCCGATACTTTCTTTAGCTACTCGTTCCTCAATGTAAAGAGAAAATTCATTAGGGGATCTAAATTTTTTGGTTATTACTAAACTATCGGTTAAGATATACGGTTCTAATTCGTTATTCATGTTTTTCCTGGAATAAGACATCGTTCATAAATTGAGTAAAGACATCTTTATTCACGCCAAAGTTTACCATCATAGCAGGTGTATGAGGATTCATTTTTTGGTATTTACAATAATGATTATGTTGTTCTTTATAATCTTTATCTGCATACCTAACACCTATATTATAAATGTATAATTGCAGATTGTCAATAACTGTTTTTGTTAGTTGATCAAATTCTTCTTGTGTTTGAATATTACCAACTGCCAACATTTGTGGACTGAATATTTGTTTTGCCCAATCTGGCAATTCTCTTGGTTTAGACCAATTCAAGCCTTCCATTCTATTTAGATATGTTTTGTACAAATAACAATCATCCACTTTTGAGAAATCATGAAATGCACCTGTAATTTTATTCTTACCACAAACAATATCGAAACCAAATATAGGCGACGGGTCATTGTAATGCGGGAATATACACATATGCATAACCCACATCTTTTTACTTTCAGTTGCGTCTACAATTTCAATATGAGCTCGTCTAAAATTTTTACTGGTCCAAACGTAATTTTCCCATCTAAAATTTTTATCTATATGATGATATTTGTCATCAATATCTTCTTTATCATATTGTTTAAAGCTATCAATTAGCTTATTGGCAAAATCATTTGCCTGTGGCCAAATTTCAATCATTATAATCTTTTAGCATATCTATATTATAGTCAAAAGCTACATTAGCTTCATCTGCAAGTGATATATCAAGCTTAGATCTAATGCCTTTAATAAGGTTAGGTACATCATTAAACTTATACATATGATTACTACCGGGCAATAACTTCGCTAACATTTGCCCGCCGAATAGGTCACCCATATGTCTGACATAAACATGAGCCATGAGCTTTTGTTTATCGTTCTTAATGCTATTAATATAATCTAAGTAATTGATAGTTGATTTGTTTAGATGTCCGCTAGGAGCATCTCCTAATAGTTCTACCCAATCCAGCTCAATCATTCTTGATCTTTTTATATCTTCAATACCCTCAAACAAATTCAAATCATCTGCATAATTCTCTAAAGTTTGGTACACCAATAATAATTGATATAGATAGTCCGTATATTTTGCTTCATCTACATTGCCGGCAAAAATTGTTTTTAGAAAAGGTTGAGACTCTGCTTCTCTATGTTTATCTGCAGTTAGTTCTTTTAATGTGCTCATAAATTGACGCTCCTTGCATTTGCGGATAGACCTAAGTGTGGTCTTTTGTCAAATTTATAATCTCTATATTTACCTTTTTTGTCTACATAATGTAGGAATGCTTGTGTTTGTCGCTGACCTTTGTAAGCATCTCTCCAATGATTCAATGTATCGCCTTTATATACAATTAAATCGCCGGGATATAATTCAACTGCTTTATGCTCACCTTGCAAATTCTCAAACCAAATTTCCCATGGCTTTTCATCTATCGTAATATTAATTGTTGCTGAAAATTCACAGCTTGGTCTATCTTTATGTATTGCCATTGTTGCTTCGTTATAATAAATCCTCGCATATGTATATGTCGGATACAAAGATTTGCCTGTAATCTTTTCTATCAACGGTTGCATCTGCAAAGCTAAGGATTCAAAGCATAGTGCCCCGTAATAAGCAAAACTATTTGTGACTTGACTATCACCAAACATAAATTTGTTTTCTTCGCTTTGTCCACCCTGTAAATAGGTTAGCTGCTTTAATAATTCAAATTCTGTATCTAAATGCTGACACAAATCTTTAGATAACGCTCCTCGAACAACCTCATATAAATCGTCTTTAAACATTTTATATACCTTTCTGCCTTTTATATTCTAATCTAAGTGTTTTAAATTCTTCAATCCAGTCATTTCGTTTCTCATTAAAGACCAATGGCTTCTCATCATCTACTGCCATTAGAATAACCAATCTTGGTACAGGAATTCCTGTAAGTTCCTCAAATGCAACAGCATATGCAGAACATTGAATAAAATAATCGTGAATATCATCTCTGTGCTTTATTCTTTTAGATGATTTAAAATCTATTACTGATAACTTACCCTTATACCTAGCAATACAGTCTACAGTTCCTGCAACTTGTAAATGGTCAGAATATAAAGGTTGTTCTAAAGCATATATATCATCTATGTCATCTAAAAGAGGCCTTAACGAATTCCACATTTCATTATCAAACATTTCTGCAGAAACTTCCTCGTTAAGAAGATATTTTTCGCAAAGTGTATGAATTCGTGTGCCTCGTTTAGCAGCTTTACTTGATATTTTATTTGCTTCTTCGTCACCTACTCTTTTGCGCCACTCGTTGATTATATCTTTTTTAAGTAATCCTGTGACAGTAGTGACCGATGGATATTTCTTACCCGAAGGAGTGGCATATACTCTGGAGCCATCGCTATTGGTTACACGTTGGAGTTTAGGTAGCTCCAACGGTATGTGATTAAACATTATATAAATTTAGTTAAGTTTGGAGGCGCCCAACCTTCAGGTTTTAAAATTTTGCCATCCTCGCGGCGAATGACTTTGCCCGTTTTATAATCAATTTTACTTAGATTACTATTAGCAACTTCTTCCCAAGCTCCTTTAATATCGTAACCTTTCATATGGCAATATCCGAGTATAACCCAGATCATATCCATACAAGCATCAAGTTGTTCGACTTCATCGCGCATAACTACTGCATGCTGAAATTCATCATATTCTTCAGCGATTAATCCTCGATACAAATGAACATTTTCCTGAGAAGGCTTTTGTTCACATGCATCGAGAAACATTTTCACATCTAGTTGCATTGTCATAATATAATTTTCCTTTTAGTCTGCGAGAACTTCTTTATTATGTTCCCAGTGCTTTTTACGATCTTCTAAACCTATTGTACCACCGTTGATTCTTTTTGTCAATAGAACAATGTCATTCTTATCAGCAATGGCATTCAATTTATTTTTACTCCAAAACCAACATGCGGATTCAATAGCACCATCCAAAGTTTCGCAATATTCTATTGCGTCTTCTAAAGAAAGGCCAATAGAATTTGCAAATGCTTGATAATTTAGTTTACCTGTCAATTGAATTGCGCCACGGCCTCTATGCGCATAACCGTCTCCAGATGACTCTGGTCCATTGCCCATTCTATTTGCGTAAATTCTATTTGCAATCTTTTCAGGCTTGCGTTCATATTCTTTAGCTAAAGCTTCATTCGGAAAATATTTTTTAAACAATCCTAGTAAACCTTTCGCGCCATAATTTAAATTTTCTTTTAGAACCGTAAAGTCTAATGATTCATGGCCACATTGTGCCAAAAATGCTGAGACCCTATCTACAGTGTTTATTTCATATTTTGGTAACACTGTATTAAATGTCTTAAACAATTCAGGTATATTTTTGTTTCTAGACAAACATTTTTTTAATTTTTCTTCTGTGAATTCGAATTCAAAACTCATAGGTACTCCTTATTATAGTTATTAACCCATTTCATACTGGGTTTCGTATTTTAACCTTGCTAATATATATTCCTTAACTATAGCAGATCTAACTATATCATCAACCCCAAACTCAAATGTTTTGAAATTAGGCATCATATCTGCGATTGTTATAAATTTCTTTAATCCCGACATATCTCCCTTTTTATACAAATCTGTTTGTCTGAAATCTCCGCAGAATATGATCTTTGATCTATGTCCGATACGAGTCATTATGGAATTCAATTCCATGTCTGTCATATTCTGACATTCGTCCACAACAATGATAGAATTGCTTAAGGTAATACCTCTAACAAAAGATGTAATCATAAACTGTATTGCTTTTTGTTCAACAAGTCTTTGATATGCATCTGGTCTATCAAATAAATCTTTACAAATTTCTACATAGGGTTCTGTATAAACTTCTGTCTTTTCTTTTTCGTCTCCCGGTAAATGTCCGATATCTCTACTAGGTACTGCTGACCTAACTATTACTACTTTCTGATATTGATTTGTCTTGTCTAAAACTTCTTCTAAAGCGTGATAAAGAGCAATGTATGTTTTGCCTGTTCCTGCAACACCATGCAATAACATAATTTTTGATTTATCATAAGATTCAAAAAATCCTTTCTGATTATCTGTTAATGGCTTGATAGTTTTCATATCATCTAAACTCAATTTCAACTTATTATTTGTTAATGTAAGTTGAGGTGTTTGATTAGATTGGATCTGAAGATTGGTTTTAGTTTTTGCCATGAGCTTCCTCTTTGGATAGTAAGAGAGGAGGCAACACGTTTAAGTATTGACCTCCTCGGGTGATAATAGACAAACTACCATGATTTATTTCCTACTCAATTTATCCTTAAGATTGGCTAGACGACCATTGTTTGAGCCAATCTTAGATAATACTTCTCTGAACCCATTATCCACTGTCCTAATGCCTAAACGGACAGGGTCACCAAAGCCTGGCATAGCTGTGTGGTGGTGTTCATATTTGTTTGAGCGACAAGAAGGACATTCTTGATTATCCTTCTCTGCTATACGGCAACTTACTGAGAACACATCTGCGCACTCAGAACACTTGAAATCGTAAAAAGGCATTAATTAACTCCTATACCATTATATATTATAATGGCTTTTTAGATTGAACAGTATTTAAAATATTATCCAATGATTCGGCAAACGTGTATTTAGGAGTCCAATTTAAATCATTGCCGATAGCATTGATACTTGGAACTCTATTAGATACATCCTGATATCCCGCGCCATAGAAGTCGCCGCTAGATTTAACTTTAATCTGGACATTGTCTACCATTTTACGTTCTTTTAATTTAACAATCAATTGTTCTGATACTTCACGAACTGATAGATTGTTCCAAGGATTTCCTACATTGTAGATTTTGCCTTGCGCGATATCTTCATGTAAAAGAATTTCTTTAAGTGCAGCTACACCATCTCGTACATCTGTAAAGCATCGTTTCTGATGACCACCGTCGACTAAAGTAACTTCGCCTCGTTGTAACGCATCACCCATTAACTGTGTAATTAGACGAGACGATCCTTCAGACGTTGCATCTAAAGAATCAAGATATGGACCTAACCAATTGAAGGGACGGAACAATGTAAATCGCATTCCTTCTTTTTGATCCAACGCAAAAATAACACGATCTAATAATTGTTTAGAACAGGCATAGATCCATCGAGAATATTTAATTGGCCCATATACTAAGTCTGTGGTTTCTTCGTCAAATGGTGCTTCGCCTTTGCCATATACTTCAGATGTAGATGGAAATATAACTCGCTTGCCCAATTTTTGGGCTAATTTAATTACTCGAAGATTTTCTTCAAAGTCTAACTCAAAAACTCGTAATGGTTGTTCAACATATAGCTTAGGAGTTGCGATAGCAACGAAAGGTAATAATACATCACACCCTGCAATTAGTTCATCTATTTTGTTACGTTCTTTAATAACATCTAATTGATGAAAGACGTGTCTGCTATCTTTAGGTAGCATATGTGTACGATTATTATATAAATCCACACTGACAATTTTTGCATTATCGAATCTACTATCTTCAAGAATCGATTCACTTAGGTGATATCCAATAAAACCATCACCGCCTAAAATTAAAATATTCATTATATCCTCTCAAGTCGTATTTTACTATTTTTCTCTAAAACATTATATATCATCTTACCTAAATTATCCTCAGAATAAGATGTCATAACAATTTTTTGTTTAGAATCTTTTTGTTTCATTACTACGTTATTATATGCTCCAATTTTAAAGGTAGCATCATAAAGACGAGATTGAATTTGTATTTTTAAAATCCTATAAGGACTTTCAACTATATTATAACTAGATATATCATCTATGTTGTAGTTACCAAAATTACTGTTATATATTTCTGTTTGTTTCTTTCTTAAATATCCATCCAGCGATGATATATGATATAAAAATTCAGAAACATTATCGTTTTCAATTTTCCAGGTGTAGGTACATTTATATACTTGATTAACATCCTGCGAACTTATGAAAAGATCAAATATGGAGGAATATCTATGTTGCGATAATACATATGAGGGAATATTGCCTACCAGTTGTGTTGCTTGCTTTCTTTCTTCAGCATTGGAGAATCCCTTCTCCACAAATATCTTAGTTGGTCGTAAATCTAAACAATGTTTTAGATCGCTAAGATGCGATTGTGTTGCTGAGGCAATAAAGACAGGCATATCCCGATAAGAAGCATTTTTTACTTCGTCTCGGGATATTACTTCTGGCGATATTCTGCTACCTACGTAAACGGGGGTAACTTTTAGCGCATTTAATTTTGAACCAATAAGTTGTGCCCATTTACCAGTACCATAGATTATTGCATACAGATTATTTCTCCAGTATGGCCACGTTCTACTAATTTTGCTTTAATGTCATCAAAAACATTCCAAGCAGTTACCACAACCAACGCATCTTTAGGCATTGTTTCCGGATGCTTAATTAAAACATCTGTACCGGGGAAATAATAATCCTGTTTCAGTTCATTGTCATCGACAACACCAATTAATTGATTATTAATCATACTTAATGTATACAATGCTGTAACTGCTTTTGCAGCAGCACCATATGCGAAGAACTGACGGTCACCTATTAAAGCTTTCATTTTATCTTCACGATCGCTAATTAATTGTTCAACATCCTTTTTAGATTGTGCCCAATTTACTTTAGGTTTCGGCAATTCTATGTTAACGTGAGGTAATACTTTTTCGGCAATTAATCTAAAACTAATTCCATGTGTATTTACAGGTTTAACTGATATAACTTTTAGATTTGCTCGTTGAAGTAGTTTAGCAAAAGAATAAGATGAATAGTAATCTATATGTTCGTGATAGACATTGTCTAAGAATTTACCATTAATAATACCTTCTTGATCGCCGCATTCTACAACTAGCTTGCCACCGATACGAAGAGCTTTAGTAATGCCATTAACAACATCTAATGTATTTGGAATATGTGCAAGTACGTTATTAGCGCAGACATAATCAAAGTAGCTGTTCCATTTATAGTTATCAACCATTTCGGATGTAAAGAATCCTATAACGACAGGAATACCTTTGTCATTATGTTCTTGAAGCATATGCTCAGATGGTTCAACACCCGTTACTCTGCAATTTTGCTTTTTAAACTCTTCTAATAAGTATCCATCATTACTTCCGATTTCCAATACTCGACCATCAATACCAAATCCATATTTGTTAACTATATCTGCAGCATACTCTTTAAAATGTTTTCTAAAAGATGCAGATACGCCAGACTTATACTTATATGTAGAAAACACACCATCTGGATCAGGAGCTCCTGCTAACTGCAAATGCCCACACTCTAAGCAACCATTTAATTCTAGAGGATGTCTATAGAAATCAGGTTTTTCAAATAGGGCATTAGCAACCGGTGAATTTGGTAGTGCTAGCCAAGGGAATAATGCTTTACTGCCGCATGCACGGCAACTATCATACTTCAACATACTGTTCATGGAGAGGAGCAATTCTTACAATGTCTTCGTCATAGGTATCAGCATCACGTTTGTGTTCTGAGATAACAACCATGATAGAATCAGTTTCAAAAACCATTTCATGATCGATCAATGGACCAGTTTTAAACATATCGCCTTGTTTAAAATGTTCGCGGTGAATTGTATCCTCACCATGATTGCGCCAATAGAACATCATCTCACCTGTTACCAAATAACAAGTATGAGTATCTGTTTTGTGATAGTGGTTAGCACGAAGGGCTCCTGCCTTAGACCAAATCATTTGGACATTGGCGTCGCCATGTGTTAGTGGGAGAATAGTTCCGCGAGCATCGTGAAACCCAGCTTCAACTGGTACGCGGTGAGAGTCTGTTGTCATAATTACCTTTCAATTAATTACATACCAAGATGGTATAGTTCGTTTTTTCCAATTCGCAAGATGCCTTTTAGCACCTACATAATAATTTATATATGCCTGAATAGAATTGCCAGGAACCTTATATTCATCTGGCATAGCAGGAGTCGGTTCTGACCAACCTTCATTACCTATATTCTTAGGAATATTTTTTAACAGGACATAGCAAAGTCCGTCACGTTCTACCTTATGTGTTTTCCCATAACGATAAGTATATTCTTCACATAAGGCAATTAGCATATTAGCTAGCCAAAGATAATTTTCTGGAGACTTTCTAGTCCAAATTGCTGAAGGATGATTGATATGAGTAGAAGCATAAAGCAAATTATCGCGGTCGTCAGGAAGAACATATCGAGTTTGTTTTCGACCAGTTTTAGTGTGGCCAGTAACGATATTGCCATCAAGATAACGATGAGCAGTAGAAAGAAGTTGAGCATATTCGAGGATCATTTTCACGACGTGTTTGTCTGGGTGCATTTTAGCACATTCATATACATTATTATGTAGGTAAAATATATTCACAATGTTTCAATAGATTTAAGTATATTCATTATAGTATGTTTTGCTTTTGTAGATAGTGCAAAACAGGATTTGGCTTCTAATAAGGCTTTAATAACTTCTATAGGTTCATAGCTTTCTAGAGTTTTTTCAGTAACGTTTTCTTTAACATTACCAAACATATTTAAAGCAAAAATAGTCAAAAAGATTTCCTCTTCTGTATAAAGAGGAATCTTGTAACCTCGATAGTAGGTTCGTCTCTCAGGAAAGTTATAAATTGTTGCGGGCATATGAAATCCTCATTTCCCGATTATTTATAATTATTTGATAGATTTACTAGACTCCGCTTTATCTTTATCTTCACGCAATTCGATAAAAACGGGCAAGAACAAACTCTCAACCCCAGATTTATCTTTAATACGAGCATTATATTTTACAGTGATGATTTTTCCTATTACTTTTTTGGTATATTCATCACGCTGTTCGTCCGAATAACCTGAGCCGACATTTACTCGAATAACACCGTCGCTCGATTCACATACCAATGCTCCTAGACGGCCAACGTTTTTGCCTGTGCCTTCTTCCCAATCAACAACCTTAAGTTCGCATTCCAATTCGCCTTTAAACTTAATTTGTTCTTTGGAGCGTTTGTCTTGCCAAATACCTGTTTTAGATTTTAGAATAGTACCTTCTTGACCTTCGGAAAGAAACTTCTCAAAGATCTTTTGAGCAGTATAAAGGTCATTGACTTCTTTATTCCATACTGGAGATACATAATGTCTAAATTGAGTAAATTGATTATTAACATAGGAAATAGAATTAAGCAATTTAGCAAATCTAGTGTTATATTGTTCATTATCAATACCTTCGATGAATGAAGTATAAGGAATGGCATCCCACAATGTTGCTCGAACATTATCGGCTTCAATCTCATTCATTGTGCCTTTAATTGACTTAGACAAAATACCATTGCCTGTTTGTCGATTAACGGGTTTGCCTGCAAAGTCTGCAATCAATAGCTCGCCATCGAACACCATGTCTTGTTTATAATGTTCAGCCATTTTTACAAATGGTACTGAGAATGCAGGGTTAGGAATATTTAATTCTTTACCATTGCGAGATCTAAATTCCACCGTTGTACCTTTAACGATTGCGTTGAATCGCATTCCGTCAAGCTTGAGCTGGACATAAGCTGGGAATGAGATTTTGTCGACGAGCTTTTGGTCGTATCCAGAAGCCAACATAACTGGGTATGTCGAGATAGCTCCTGGCCAAATTTTATTAACGGTTGCTTCGGAGACTCCGCAACGCATGTCTTTTGCAATAATACGCTCAATGATTTTTGCATCTTCT